TTAAATGTATCTATATTTGAAGGCATTTCTTTCTTATAGATATCTTTCTCATTGAGAAGATATCGTTCAGCTATACCATGTACAGATGTACCTCTCCTGCCTGCTTGAACAGTGATTTTGGTAGCTTCATCTTCCCCTACACGTTTACGCCACTCATACAAAGCAGTCTTATCAGTTTTCTCTGATAAGACTGTTGTAACAGATTTGAATTTTTCACCAGATGGTAAGGCATAATATCTTTTGCCATCTATCATCTGTTGTTTCAGATCTATGGGATCAACTAATTTATGTAAGAAGGTTTTTCTCATGCTATAATGTTCATTCTATCTTTCTGTATAATATATTCTTTTACCAAAGCACTTCTGACTATATCATTAGCATTAAAATCGACGAAAGTAAATTGTTTCATATTCTGAATTATTTTAATAAAATCATGTAAACCATTACGTTCATGATCTTTAGAAAAGTCTGATTGTCTGAAATCTCCACAGAATATGATTTTACAATTTTTACCTATTCTTGTTATAACAGAATCTAACTCATGTAAAGTACAATTCGCCATTTCATCTACTATAATAATAGAATCATTAAAGGTTATTCCTCGAATAAATGAAGTAGTAGTGAATTCTACAATGTTTTTCATCTTCAAATATTCATAGGAATCTGAACGATCAAAAAGCTCCGTACAAATTGCATAGTACGGAGCTTCATAAACTTTTGATTTTTCTTTAGAATTTCCTGGAAGAAACCCCATATCTCTTGTAGGAACTACAGATCTGATAATGTATAATTTTTTGTATATAGAGTTTTCATTTAATATTTCTCTAAGAGATAAGTATAAAGATATGAAACTTTTTCCTGTTCCTGCAATACCATGCAGCATAAGATTTTTGCCTTGATCAAAGGCAGAATAAACTAATTTTTGATTATGTGTTAAAGGTTCTATATGTTTTAATTTAAAATTAAGTTTATTATTTTGTTCATTTTGATTTTGTCTAATGAGTCTTCTTTGTTTTTTTGAAATTTTTTTAGTATCCATTAAACCTCTTTAAAATGTATTAATTGTGCTCTTTGTAATTCCTTTAGAATGTTTCTTTTTCATATCTTTAAGAAGGTCACGAAATCCTGAATCAGGTTTTTTCAAACCTGATCCAGAATGAATTAAAGGTGCACCATTGACCAATTGAGTAATGTGAGGGTTATCACGAAGATAACCATCTAATGAAGAGATAGACATAAACTCTTCATATTCTTCATTTGTTTGATTATTTAAAAATCTATATGTTGGCAATTATTGTCTCCTATACATCATCATCATATTCCATGAGTTTCCTAATATCTTTAGTTTTAATAGCAGCATTTAATCTTTTTTGACGACGTTTATGTTTCCTTTCTTCATTATATTTAGAGAAAGAAATTTCTTCGTCTTGATCGTAATGATCTGAATTATAGCGGGTATTTTTTGATTTACTCATTTGGGATTAGTCCTGGAAAAGCCTCTTTTACGTGGAATGATGTGATGCCATTAAAGGGTAGCTTTTTTTCTTTGATAGCACAAAGAAGTTCAGCATCTTTAGGGGCAACTGCTTCTAGTAATTCTATGAACATCATCTCCCTTTTTGTTTGAGGAAGTTCATGGAATCCTTCAATGAAGTACAAGATTTTCCTTACTTCATTGATTAGTATATGCTCTTGATCAACTAATTCATTAGGTTTATATGGAGGTGTTCCTTCTGGAAGCAACCATTTTACCTTTGGATCAAAAGCACCTTGTAGAATGACACGCAATACATAACTATCATTTGCTTTTAGAGCATCAATCTTCTCCTGTGTCTTTCTAAGTTTACCTACTTTTTCTAAAAATTCAGAGACTGCTACTTGTGGCATTTAAAACTCCATCATATGTTCAGTTAGATTTTTAAGTTTATTTGAAATAAAATAATTTAATAATTTAGACCTATCTTTAATAGGTTGATTATTAAATTCGTACATTACTTTTTCTTGGATATTTTGTGGAACCATAGATAAATCAATTAGTTGTTTATTACGATCATAGTTTCTCTGAACTGTTTCATCATCTATCACTTCCATGAGTTTGTCAAGTCTTTTCTTGGTGATGGGTTTTTGTCTTTCACCAATAACTAAACAATTATCAGAAGATAGAACATTAGGAATACCATCACCAAAGTCACCTTTGATGATATGTTCTTTCAAGAACAGAGAAGGATTGTTATGAGTAATCCATGTTTTATTAACTGGATCATATTGTTTTACATTTTTATATTTATGTAATTGAATAAAATCTTTATCCATAGATAAAATCAAAATATTTTCATCATCTAAATTATTCATAACTAGTGTGGCAATAATATCGTCTGCTTCAGCAGTTTCAATATTAATTACTTTATATGGAAAAAATTCTTTTAATTCTGAACGTAATTTATTCATTACTTCAAAAATACTTTTCCAATCTAATTCAGATTTTTCAATATTTTTCTTACGATTAGCTTTATAATATGGAAATATTTTCTTTCGCCAGTAATTAGTATTATCACATGCGATAATCATTTCTCCATATTCATTTGAATATTTTTGTTTATATGATCTGATAGAATTTAAGACCATATGACGAACCATATTTTCTTCTATTTTAGAATTGGTATGATTACCAATTTGTTTTAGAAGATTTGATAACATCACTTGATTAAAGTCAACAATAATCATTTTATGAATCTTTGTTTATATCTTGTTTAAATTCTATTAATAATTTAGGTTTAATTTTGAATTCATTATCTACTTCAGTTTCTTCAAATACTTCATTTGATATATCCTGAAATGGATGATAAATGTCATAATGTTTAAGCAAGAATGCTTTAATAGCTTCAACTATCAAAGCACCATCTTTAATATTTATGTTTGATTTGGTTTCATCATCATCTATTAGAAATCCTGCCAATTCAATATTATTGAATAGTATTGGTATAACTAGGGCAAGTGTTTCTCCTATATGATTATACTTAACCATAGTGAGATTATTTTCAATCTCATCTGGTTCTATTTTCCTCATATTATTTTTATGAGGAAAAGAAATAATATTATTTGTGTTTTCCATATGCTATATGTACCTTATTAGGATCTATGTGTCAATAGCTATCTTGCTTCCATGATTATAAAATTTAAAATCGAAAACTTTACATTCTGTGTTTTTTGTCAATTCATAACGAACATTTTCTTGTTTGTCTAAAGGAACATAGAATATAAAAAATCCACCTCCTCCTGCACCTAATAATTTCCCTCCTAGAGCACCAGAGTTAAGTGCTTTATCATATATATCTTCAAAATAATCTTGTGTTATTTCAGATACTATTCTTTTTTTATCTAACCATGCATCATGCAATAAAGAACCAAACGAATCTAAATCACCCCTCAAATAATATTTTTGTGCTTGATATGCTTTATCTCTACCTTTAGCAATAAGTTTAAATTTATTAATATCTTCAGATGCTTCTTTTTGTTTTTGTAAAATTTTATTAGCAGATCTACCTTTACCTGAATATACTAATAATAATTTTTTTTCTAATTTAACCCAATTATCGTTGAATGGTAATCTGTTTATAGATACATCACCATTCATTTTAAATTCAAAAAGATTAAATCCTCCATATGATGCAGCATATTGATCTTGTTTTCCTACAGGAAAATTACATTTATTCATTTCTATATCACATGCAATTCTAGCATTATCTTCAGATTCTAAGATTTGTTCACTCTTTAACTTATATAATGCTTTAGTAAGTCCTACAGTAAATGCAGAAGAAGAACCTAATCCTGATCCTTTGGATAATATATCTGATATAGAAGCAACAGTAATCTCTTTGGTTATATCAAAATATTTAAGACATTCTTTGGTAATACCATTTTGCATAACAGATATATCAAATGATTCTTCAATAGAATCATACATAGTTTTTATACCAATATTAGGTGTTTTGTGAATACAAACATATATGAATTTATCTATAGTAACAGATAATGCTGCACCAGATTCTTTTTCATAAAAGGATGGTAAATCCGATCCTCCTGAAAAGAAAGATATTCTCAAAGGGGTTTTAGTTACAATCATAATTAAGTCCTATAAACAAACATTTCTTTTGGTTTTTGTCTACTTTCTTCAGTAGGATACATCTTTAATAAATCATTCAACATAACTTCCCATTTGTTTTTAATTAAATCAATTGAATATCTTGAATCAACATATGTTTTATTAAATTTAATTATATTTTTATGTTCATTATTTTTAACAAAATCTATAGCTGCTGCTAGATGATTACCAAATACTTGAGCATGTTTGTTCATATCTGCATCACCATGATACATGATATTCAACGCTCCAGAGGTTTCTGGCAAGGCACCATAGTTTGGATGGACACACACTAGACCGGCTGACATAGCCTCTAGCATGGCTCTACAGCTTGTTTCTATCCAGGTACATGGATATGCGAAGATATGGCACTTGTTTAGATGTTCCTTTAGTTGATCATTAGGAACAAACCCATGATATGTCATATTAGGATGATTGCGAATACGATCATATAGAGGTTCAAATTGTTTATCTGCTTCATCCCATCCATAAATTTTGAATGAAGAGAATACATCCAAATGTATATTATCAATTTTTTCTGAAATTTTTTCAAATACAGGAACTAAAATTTCCAATCCACGTTGTGGTGTAGATGTATAAACTAATCTAATCTTTTCTTTATCTTTTTTATCAAAAATATCTTCTACATTTAATGCTCCAAATGCAGGTTCAATTCCTGATTCAAGAATAATAGATTTATTATCATATGGAAATCCATGAATCAATTGATATCTTTGGTATTGCCAATTTGAAATGAAAACAAATTTATGAAAAGAATTTCTAAAATCTTCATTTTTAAATTTTTTAGATTCTGGATCTTCTGGTAAATCATGTGCCCAAAAGATTCTAATTTTTTTATAATCTAATTCACGAACTCTTGATGATATAATCTGAAAATTTTCTAATAGATTAGGATCTATTATTTGAGCTAATTTACGTTTAGCAATTTCAGTACCACCGTTAGCATTTTTTGATATTTCATTTTCTTCAAACATTATTATTCAATCCTATATCCAGAAGCCAATGCATCATTATAAAACATTTGAACAGTTTCTTTTGAAAATTCTGTTAAATCTTTACCAAATTTTTCAACTTTAGCAATTAAATCAGGAGTCATAGTAATAATATCTGCTCCTGAATAATATGCATCTATATAATTAAATGCTTCTCTAGGAGATGCCCATAATATTTCTGTTCTTGGATTATTTTTTATTTGTACTGCTCTTTTAATAGTAACTTTAGGATCTACTCCTGCATCAGCAATACGTCCAGAAAAAATAGATATAATAGAAGGAACGTCTTTAACTAATACATCTGATAGAGGATATATTTGACCATATGTAAATACAGCAGTTACATTAACTTTAATATTTTCATCATGTAATCTTTTAATTAAATCTAATGTAGAATTACCATTTGTGGTCATGATAGGAATTTTAATATAAACAGGATAATTAAAATCTTCTGCCCAAGAATTTATAATTGTTGCTTGTTCATACATTTCATTAAGTTCATCAGCAAATACTTCAAGACTTAAACAAGTATCTGGACGATTGTTTGAAAGATACGAAATAGTTTCTATGGCAAAATCTTTATAATTAGTTATTCCCGCTTGTTTCATTAATGTAGGATTAGTAGTAAATCCTGATATTTTTTTATTTTCAGCGGCTTTTTTTATTCCTAGTAAATCTGCACCATCAGAAAAAAGTTTTATTCTAATATTCATTTTGTTCTATCCTTAATATATTTACACGCATCATTCAAATTTTTAGCGAAAAAATTAGGTTGTATATTATCTACATTGAAAGGAGGATTGAATTCATTTCCTATATATACAGTTTTAAGTTTACTAGCATGACCACAAAATATATCTTTCCATGAATCACCTACAAAGTAACTCTTATCTCTATTTATTGAATAATTATCAATGATGATTTCTACCAAATTATTATTAGGTTTATAATATATAGAGTCTCTTCTCATAAGACAAAATATATTATCTACATCAAATTCGCTTTTTATCTTTTTGTTAATTAATTTCAATTCAGATAATTTTAAATTACCATCTAATACATCTGGTTGATTAGTTATAATAAATATTTTATAATTTAATTTTTTTAAAATATCTATAGATTTTTTAGGGTTATCAATATATTTAAATTCATTTAATGACCAGGGTGCGGTATACCTATCATTATGAACAATTAAGTTATTGATAACCCCATCTCTATCTAAGAAAACAGCTTTTGACATGAGTTACCATTTAGTTTTATTTACTTTAATAAGAGGATGAGAAACGATACAATGCCAAATAACTGATTGGAAAGATTCTGAATGAGGAGTAATTCTATCAGGGTTTGGGGAAGGAACAACTACTACTGCATCTGCATTTAGAGCAGTATATCCATCTGGTTTACCAACTATACCTAATACTGTTCCTTCTTTTTCTTTTACATATTCGATAGCTTTAATCAAATTAACAGATACATTTTTTTCTTTATCTCCTCCTCCTACAGATAGGATGAAGATTGTATCACAACAAGTGAATCTACAATTTTTTAAATATTCAACAAATATAGTATCGAATCCTTCATCATTAGTTCTAGCAGTTAACTCAGACACATTATCTGTTGGTGCATATGATTCAATATCACATAATTTACGTAGATCATTAACCATATGAGAGGCATTACCGGCAGAACCACCAACACCTAAAATAAACATTCTTCCTTTGAGTTTTTTAGTTTGTTCAATATGTTCTACTAATTGTTCGATTTGTTTTAAATCAATTGTGTTACAAATTTGACTAGCTTCCATCATATATGTCGCAATAAAATTCATTTTTTTTCTACCCTTTTTCTCAAATTAGAAGAACTATAATTATGCATTCTTGATGTATGTAAAATTTTAATATTTCTATTATTACAATAATCTTCACCTGTTATTTTAAGACCCATATATTCTTGGCCTACAAAACGAATATTTATATTTTCTATAGCCATAATATTTTCTAGATCTTTTTCTGTATCATAAGGAATAATTTCATCTACATATTTACATCCTTTTAATTGTAAAAATCTTTCATATGTAGTTTGAATAGGTTTATTTTTTGATAACCTATCTATCGTAGGATCTGTTTGTAATCCTACGATAAGATAATCACATTTTGTTTTACATTCTTGTAACATAACATAATGTCCAGAATGAAGCAAATCAAAAGCACCACAAGTAAAACCAATTTTCATAATTTTCCTCAATAACTATCAATAATTTGTAAATACTTAACGGTATTTAAATCAAATTTTTTCCATTGATTTAATCTAACATCCCATGCTATGACATATTCATTTAGTTCAGAATTAAAAGAGGTTTCATCTTTTTTAATATCTTGTTCATAAGAGGGAGGTAATAGGTCAGGTTTTAATGTTAATCTTTTAGTAGGATCATTTGAAAATGTTACTTCAATAACATAATCTCTCAAATCTTTTACAATAACTTCTTTTTTATGCACCATTCCATTCTCCTGTAGACATATATTTATTTTCAAATTCAGCTTTTAAGTCTGAAAATCCACCTATAAATTTTTCGTCAATTAGAATAACAGGATATGTTTTAGCAGAAGGAATTTTATTTAATAGGTCTTCTCTACTAAAATCTTCACCCAATTTATACTCAACATATTCAATCATATTTTCATGAAGAAATTTTTTAGCATGAACACAATATGAACAATTAGGTTTTGTATAAATTTCTATTTTCATCCTAACCTCTCTTTCCAATAACGAATAATATCATCTTTATCTAATGGGTTATATCCATTTTTTAACATATCCCAATTTACTAAAATTTCTAAATTACTCATTTTGTCCTCTTATATGATGCTTTAATATTTCCTTTTTCTAAGATTTCAAATCCATTAGGAAATAGATATTCTTTTTCAATCATATCATGATTATACATCCAAATATCATCATAAACAAATACTGATCCAACGTTTGTTCTTTTAACAAAAAAATTAGTTTCACGAATAACTGCATCATCATCATGCGGACCATCAAAGAATACTAATGAATATGTATTTTCTAATTTTTTATATTCTTCGTATACTGGCACACCATCTGCATATCTAAGGAAGAATTCTGTATCTTCTAAACAAAAGAATGTAAAATTCAATCCTGCTTGATATGCATAATAATATAAAGATGGAATTGTACGATTTCTCATTCCATTATCATAATCGAATTTATGAGGAGATGTAATTTCTTTAGAAGTAGGATCACCTTCAATTTTGGTGCCTGGATAATGTACAGTCATATTTAAATTAGTACATTGAATTTCAATATTTCCATAGGGATCAATACAAAACATTGAACGTTTTGTATCTCCATTAGTTACTAATTCATCAATAATCATTTTAGCAGAACCACCTCTACGGGTTCCAATTTCAACTACTGCCCCTTCTACTCCTTTAATAGAAGAAGCAGCATTCATTAGTATTTCATATTCTTGTGAATCAACTTGAAATACTTCATCTGTAGAAAATCTAATAATTGCCATAATTTACCTCAATTAATAAAACGAAACTATTTCGTCAGCCACACCATATTTTACAGCTTCTTTAGCTGTAAGCCAAACATCTTCTGAAGGAAGAAGGTACTTTTTTACATCTTTTTCTGATAATCCTGTACATGATATATAATGATCTAACATTCTTTTAGATGAATTATCAAATTCTTTAACAGATGCCATCAATTCATGTTCTTTACCAAACGTTCCCCATGAAAATTGATGAGATAGAATAGATGTATTTTTAGTTATAAATCTTTTACCTCTTTCTCCAGAAATAAAAGTCATTAGTCCACAACTAGCAATACATCCCAATCCATATGTATAGATTGGGATGTTAGAACCTTTCATAGTATCTATTAGAGCAAATGCAGAACACATATCACCACCATAAGAATTAATAATCATTTTAATCATTTTAGGTTTATCATTAAACATTAAATTACGTTCTATGATAAATTTTATCGCATCACCAGTTGTAGATTGATCAAAATCTTTATTAAAAAGATAATAATGATTTTCTTCTAATGTTGGTATGGATTTTTTTTCTTTTTTTTGCTCTATCATTCAACTCCTTATATATATCTATAAGCAATTACAGAATTTTTAGAATATGTAGAAATACCTACTCTGCGTGAACTATTTCCTGAAATTAAAATAGGATTACCATTTTTATCATAACCTTTAACAATTCCAACGTGACCACCACCATTTCTACGTGTTACAGCAATACAATTAGTACATCCATATGATGCTGGTGAACCACGAGATACATAAGATACTGCCCTCCTGTCTTTACCTCCAACTAACATATTCATAAAATCAGCACACCAAAGTCTAGCAGGAAGTCCTAGTTGTGATGCAGTTGATCCTACAAATCCCATTGCTCTTGAAATAAGATCACCTGATCCAGAAGTATTTCTTACACTTTCTTGCTTGGTATTCTTATTATATTTATATTTCTTATTAGTAGCTTTCTTATTAACTACTTTTTTAGTATCATTATTTTCATCATTTTTTGAACTATTATATGAATAACTATAATCATTATCGAAGAAGTTATCCATTGTGGGTTTAGCTGATACTGGATTAGTTACAAAAAATGATAATAATAGTGCTCCTACAAAAATAGGTTTCATTTTTATTTTCCTTTTATTGTTTATACTTTATGCTATTTTAAGAAATTTGTCTGCAACACAAGATGCTGCCCAACTATCAGGTTTAATTAAAGGAATTATATTACATGTTCCTTTAACATATCCAATCGCCTGATCTACTATAAGGTTGGATACATATTTCTTAGAAGGATTTAGGTCAAGGTGAACTTCAACATCTCTATCACCAAATGAATCTTCTAACTTGAGATATAACTCAGATACCTTAAATACTTCTTGCATTAATCTATATGTAGGTTTTCTTTTATCAGCGATATAATCTTTTTCAATTATCTTCTCACCAAAAACCTTACATCCATTTCTTCCATTATGATGGATGACCACAACTAAATAATAATATATATACCATTGATCTTTAACATATCTAGTTTCTGAATCACAACCAAGATATATTTTACTATTTATACTTTCATTTTTTATATATGATTTTACTTCTTCTAAATTCATGAATCACCAAAAAATTAAGCCCATGTAAATATTTATACATGGGCTTTTAATTATTTCTTTTTATTTAGTTTTCTTGCCCTTCGCTTTTTTGATCCTAACTTCCTACGTCCAGTACGTGGTCTATTTTTATGAGGGTGCGGCATTTTGTTTTATCCTTTTTTTATGAATAAATTAAATTTGTTGCTAGATTAGCATCCCATATTTTTTTATAAGATTTGTCAGGATATTCGATATAAATATGATCTGGAAAAACTCTTACTTTTAGATTATTGCGATAAATGAAACAATCAAATTTACCTTCGCATCTATAAACGAAACCAGCATTTTCAATATACTTCATAACTTCTAATTTAGTTTGTTCATTTACTTCTTTATTAGAACGCATGTAAATAACAAGATTGAGGAAGTTAGTCCGTTCTTCAATAATACGCTGATTTACAATACGATCATCTACAGGTTCACGATGAACAACAGTATACGCAACAGACCTAGAACAACCGGCTAACACAAGTGATACAAGACCAAGTAGAATTAGCTTTTTCATTTGTTCACCTCTAAACGATGTGGAATCTTAGTCACAAACACAATTTTACCATCACGCTCAATTGGAACTACATCGGAAGCCAAAAGAAATTGATTGTTAACCTTAATCATACAACCAGTGGCCCAAGAATATTTTGATTCTAATCCCATAACAGCAGCTTTACTATTACATGAAGTGCCTGAAAATTCATAGTACAATGATGTTAATGTTATTAACACTAATACTCCCATTAAAGTGACAAAAAGTGATCCTAAGACCAAAAATAGTCTATCAATCAAGTCCATAGTATTCTCCAGACTTTGTTAGTGGTACCAGTGCTTGGTTACGATCCAAGTCAAGAACGCCCATCTAGCGCTAAAGGGTTTATAAGTCCCTCCCGTGTCCAACACCCACTGGTTTATTCTGTGAATATAGAATGATCAGTATATTATGTCAAGGAGTTTTTTTGAGGATTGAAGATAAATCTGCTGGTGAATATAATTCAGATTTTAAAATTTTACCATCTTCTCTAAAGATTGGATTTCCATCTTTATCAAGTTTAGACATATTTGATCTATGAACTTCTGCAAAACAATCATCAATAGGAATACCTAAAACATCTGCACAACCATATACTACATATAATAAATCAGATAATTCTTTTGCAATTTTTTCAATTGATGTTGCATTTTCTAATTCATACATAACTTCATCATATTCTTCTTTAATTAATTTCATACGAAGAACAATTTCTTCGTATGTTTCTTCAGGAAGAATACGTTCAGTTAAATCTACAGGAGTATCTGCTACTTTTTTCTGAAAGACTTTATGAAACTGTTGAACTTTTTGAAAATTTGTAAGTTTATTCATAAGCATATCCAATTTAGATTCTAATTCACACGATTTAGCTAACCAATATGATTCATCTGACATATCAATCAATCCTTAATATATCTGTTGGGTAATCCTAAGTCAATAGGTTTTTTCATGGTAGATTCAATTATATCTTCAACTTCAGAAATAGAAATTAAATTACAATCAATCATCAAATTAAGAACATCAACAGGATATAATAATTGTTTATATTTCATCCAAACAACAATTTTTTCTGCTAATTGTTTAGTTTCTGAAGTTGCAGTCATTTCAAATGAGATTTCCTTATTTTACATTGAACCCATGAATTATAAAAATTTTCATTTATAATACAATCTCTTGTTAGGATTTCTTTAGTTTCCCAATAAGATAACCAGCCTTTAGATTTATGTAAATGTAAAATAGTTTTATTGATAATATCGCCTTTTTTAATATCATTATTTAACTCTTCGTTAGAACCTGTATAGTTTATCCAATCGGAAGAAACTCTTGTCTTTTTTTTCTTTTTATTTTTTTGTATAATTTTAGATTTAGTAAATAATTTTTTACCAACATATTGTTTTTGATTTGATAGATTGGTGATAATATATACAAACCCAATGTTATCACCAATCATATCTTCTGTAAATTCTTTATTATCATATAACCACATAATACTAGCATCCTATATTATCTCAGATGCTAGTATTTATGTTACTTAACAACCACCATTTTCATTTTCATAATCATCATTTTCAGGAGGATACATAGAATAGAAAATTTCATCAAAGGCATTATCTGTACCTGTACATTCATATAATGTATCACAATCATAATTTTCGAATGATGAAATAAGAACTTCATATACTTTCATTCTAGCTTCTTCATCTAAATCAGTTTCATTAAGATTTTCAATAATATCAGACATCAATCCTGATCCTGTAGCCCATCCCATTTTTTGTACCTCCTATTCTACAACAATTCCAAATTCTAACAATTTTTCATTAATCATATCAAAATGGTTTTCATAATGTTTTACAAACAAATTTTTGATATATTCAAAAGTTTCTTCATCATCAAATTTTAATCTATATCCACAGAAAGAAACTTCAGAATCATCTTCTTTAGTAATATTTGAAATATATTTCAAATTATAAAATAATTCTTCTCTTTTATTAATATAATATACTAAATCTTTAGCTTGAATTTGATCAATAATCACATTACTTTCACTTTGATTCATAATTATCTCCTATATTTAAATTATAAATGTAATTATCATCTGTTTCTATTTTTCTTTTGTTTTCGACTGAATATATATTTGTATCTATTTTATATCCTGGATTTGAATTAATTCTATTTTTCAACCATGCATCATCATACCATATTATTCTATTATTTGGATAACAATAAAAATTACCATTATTCATTTTAAAAAAATGTCCACATTTATGTTCTGGTGTTTCTGAAAAATTAGTATCTAATATAGATTTATTTTCCCATGACCAATCTAAAGTAAACATATAAGTACCTTCTTCTTTTTTATTAGAAGGAGTTATTAATTCTGCTTTTAGTCCTGCTAATCTACTTCTTATTTGTACATCTATATATGGGGAAAAACAATCCCAATACATAGATTCTTCTAAAGGAATTATAGGGGCTTCTTTTTTCCAACAAAAAGCAGTTATAGGTCGCCTAGTCCAATTTACTCCATTTTCAAGAAACGCTTCAAATAAAGGAACTCTTTTTTCTATAGATGCTACAGAATGGACATCAGCGAGAGTAAACTCGCCGTGTCCTTTTTCGTGATTATACAAATACTCATTTCTGATGAAACAAGTAAATGTAGGAAGATTATGATTAAGATATGCCATTATTAAATTTCGCAAGCTCCTGCAACACAAGCTAGAGTTTGAGCACCTTCACCATTATCTTCGTTTTCAACAAGTCCTGACCAATCAATATCTTTTGGTGTTACAGATAACAATTTTTCATATTCATCTTTAGATACAGTTTCATATGGTGCTTGTCTATATGATCCACCATCCCATGGTAAGAATGATACACCAGACATTTCATCGAAATGATTCCATACCCATGCACCTACAGAAGGCCATTCCTCTTCTTTTACTGATATAGTAACAGATGGTTTATGTTCACACCAGTGACGTTGATAAGCAATCCATAATTCAAGATGGTCAATAGCAGAGATATCAGACCTTACCAATCCACCATCAGGTGCTCTTTTTGGAAAAGTAAATACTGTAGTTGACTCTGGTTTAGTTACATCTGGTTCATGCATTACACCTTTATCAATAAGATATTTTGTAATAGGATCTTTATTGTCTGATCTTACTCTTCTAAAATAATAAGGATCATGACGTGGATGAATTCCAGAAGCAGTATCTGTTAATTGTGATACTGTTCCTGATGGTTTTACGCATGTAATAGCAGTAGAGTGAGGAATACCAATCTTTTCTGCATATACTTTATTAGTTTCTATAGCTTCATTTTTTAGATTAGTTAAACGTTCAGATAATGATTCATCTTTATAATTATTCAAGAGAGTAGAATCATAAATCCCTGTTAATGATACACCTAGCAACCTTTCTTCTTCTGTATTCTTTTGCCATATTTTACGAAGATATGGAAAATTAGTTAAAGTAGATTGAATAGTACCAAGAATAGTTGCATATCTAACTTTTCTCAATAGATCTTGATCAGTATCTTCTGCACGAACAATAACTTCTGTAAGATTACAGAATTGGTATGGTCTAAGAATAATTTCGGAGCATGGATTAGTACCAAATTCTTGATTAAAATCCCTACGTCCTGATTTTTTAGCTACTTTTTGAGAAGCTGCTCTAGAGAAAATACCACGTTCACCAGATTTAGATTCATACAGGGAGAGCCATTCTTGCATGAATAATCCAACTTCAGGTTTCTCTGTATATACTGCTGAATTATTTGACAATGCACGTTGAACATTTGCTTCCCACCATGCACCAGCTTTAGCATTCCTCATACGATCATCTGAAAGATTAGATAGAGAAATCATAGCAGATCGTCTTACACCACCTACAACTACAATTTCACCAATCTTACACATAATATCGTGACACTCAAGAGATGTCAATTTCCTACCTTGAGCATTTTTGAAAATTTTAACAACAAATTTAAATAGATCATCTAATGGACCAGGACCTGATGATCTACCTCCAAATGTTTTTAATGGTACTCCAGCAGCACGTAATTTTGATAAATCCCATTTAGGCAATTCACCAGAATATAATAATGCTAATAACATACGAAAAGATTTAGCCCATCCTTCTTTAGAATCTTTTACTACTATAACAGTATCTGAATCATAAATCTTTTCTGGAATTTCTGGTAATTTATTAATGTATTGTCTTTCTACTGAGAATCCAACACCAGTACCACACATAAGGATAAACATAGCTTCATCGAATGCTTTAGGATCATCGATAGGAAGATATGAACAATTATATCCCGCAGTATTATCACGGTCTAATGCTTTACCAGCAGTCATCATAGCCCTCATAGAGGGCATAATTTCCATATTAAAGATAGCTGATCTAATTTCTTCAAATAATTTATCATCTTTAAAATTATATTTTTCATCTACGTGATTTTTAATATAATCAACATAACGATCTACTGTTTCACTCCAATGTTCACGACGATTTTTATCGGGAAGAAAACGGGCATAACGTGATTTGTGAATATACTGTTGATATACATCGTGCATTATTTACCTCTTTTATCTGACTCTAAAGTGTTAATCTCTTCAATTAATTCATTAAGTAATGGTTCTGAAATAGATTTTAGAAAAGAAAATTCTTTAACTAAAATATTCCAACATTTTTTAGCTATATCTTGATGTTCTTTTTGTGTTCCATTGCCCATACGTAATAGACAATAATGAATCCATGAACGTAATGTACCGTTCATATATAATCTGGATATAATCAATCCTTCAGGTAATATAGCACGTGCTTGTTCTTTTGCAATACCATTTTCCATTGCCCACTTATAAGCAATTTTTACTTCATGTGCTATTTGTGATTGTTTTGCTACCCAAGATTTATATAATTTTTCATCTTCTGTTTCAATAGAATTTTGTCTGTTTTTAGTATCTTGTAATCTAGTTTCACGTAATACAAACCCTAATTGTGTAGGATCAGCATATCTTTGACTGAATTCTTGAAATGAAAATGATCTATGTCTCAAAATTTGCCTAGCTATATCTCGTGTAGTTTCTACTTCCATAACTACATTGACCATTTCAAATGGAGACCAATGCTTATGTACAATTAAATACTTTAATAGTTTTTCGGATGTGTTATATTTAGTTTGGTTCTCCGGATTAGATACCCTAGCACAATATGATATTAAATTTTCTGCTGTGCTATCTTTTACAAATTCAGATGAGATAGGATTAGTTAATCCTATCAACTTAACTTTTTGATAATCAAACATATTTCACCTCATTTATATATTGATAAATACTGCTTTATCTATAGGAACTACAAAAAAATATTCTCCCTCTTTAACAAATTTATTTTTTACCTCTTTAAGTGGACACTCTAATATATCTTTAGATTTTAATAATAATGCTCTATCCCATTCATGATTAAGCATACACATAACAGTTGGTTTTTCTAAATTAAAATATTTTTTCTTTCTTGATAAAATATAAATATCAGGAAAATTAAAAATATAACCCTTCCAGTTATTCTTTACCTCTACTTCACAGAAAAAATAATCATTTGTTGTATTTACAATTAAATCTACACCATGAATGTTAGGATTTTCTATTGCAGAGAACCCTAATCTACTATAATAATCAATAACTTTATATTTTGCTTTATCGTAAATTTTATGTGAACTAGAATCAAATTTTTTTGTTATACTTTTTATACCATTCACTTGAATATAATTCATATTTTTTTCCATTTATTAAGAGCTAATTTAGCTGATAAATCTTTATATGTATTTTGTTTAATAATATAAGATATAAATTCGGATGATAATCCAGATAAAATCATTTCATTAATATCTTTATGAACTATATTATTTGGCCAAATACAAACAGAATATCCATTAAATATAGCTTTATCAATTTTGTCAATAGTTTCTTTTGATCTTGGTTCATTATCATATACAATGACAATGTTATTTTTATCATAACCTTTAAGGGATGATACTAAGTCTCCTCCTGCTGTAGCAATCGAATTATTTATAAACATAGAATCAATTGGTCCCTCAAATACATAAACTCTATCATTAAAATTTACTGTATCTAATCCATAAATTTTAGGTAATTCATCATCTAATATAATAGTAATATATTTTGTATTTGAAGTAGTTTTTAATGATCTTCCTTGAAGAGCATGAACGTCTTTATTAGGTGATATAAAAGGAATGAGTAACCTCATCTCATCATATTTTATTGCAGTTTCAGAAAATTTATTAGGAATAATACTATTAATATGATGCATGAATTTAGGACATGCAAACAATTTTGCATGATAAGGATTTGGTATCTTACGTGATTCTACAAGTTTTTTAATAGGATGATCTGAAGATAATTGTGATACCTTCCTTAATCCCTTTAATGCATTGGAATGCATGTATTTTGGTTTAATAAATTTTTTATTAAACTCTTCAAACTCTAACTCCTCTTTACTCTTATTACCTCTAATATGTTCTAAAACCATTTCTCTGTACAAAGAGTAGTCTATATTTTTGATAAAATTAGCTAATGACATAGATGCATTACAGTTATGACAAAAGAATATATAACCACCTTTTTGGAAATAAATATATCCTCTAGCTTTATTTTTTTTATGTTTAGAATCTCCGCATATAGGGCATGAGAAATTATAAACATTATCTGATTTACGTTTAAAGTTAGCTAATCTATTAGACAACGAGTTAATATATTTCACATCAGTCATTATATCACCAATCGATAAGAGATTCTTTTATTACATCTACTAGTTCTTCATTTTGTAAAATTTCGTGATGAGATGCTTCTATATTAATTATCTTAGAATTATTAGGCAACCAATTTATTTGTGAAGATATAGAAATCACTCCATCTGACTGTTCGAATATAAACGGATTAAATCCTTTTGTAGCTATAACATTAAAGATAGGTTTAGTAAAGGATATTTTGTGGAGTTTGTTAATAAAGGATGAATGATACATTATATCACTCAAAGCAGGTTCTCTAAATAACAGAAAAAATTCTGTTAATTTAGGAACTTTTAATCCAGATAATGGAGATGCTATAGTAATAATTTTTGATGAATAGTCTTCAGGTTCCAATGAGAGAGCTATAAGCCCTCCCATTGAATGTCCTACTATTATGCTATCTTTACCTACTTTATATAATTTATCTCTAGCATCAGAGATAATATCTTTAATACTTTTTTTAGAATTATCATATTCAAAATAAATTATATCATTAATATACTTATTATATTTTTTAGATGCATATAAAGAATCAGAAATATGATTGAATGAATTTTTTGTACACCATGCACCATGAATTAAGAATATATTTTTTTTATTCATTAGATATTCTTACACATAATGCCTACAACTTTATTTTTATCATGAGAAGGATCTGAGGTATTAGATGATTTTAACAATTTAAGTAATCCTTCTAAAACAGAAATATTAATTTTAGATATATCTTCTTTATTATAATATATAAAAAGATCTTCTAATACCATAGAATACATAAATGCATCATCACCACGAATGAATACTCCTGGCCAATCAACTTCACCAGATTTATAGTGAAATACTATATTACCAGTTTCTACTCTATTCAATGAATTATTCATAATAACCTCATATGTGTTTTTTAACGACACATCGATTATAACAGCATCAAAAAACCTGTCAAGTGTTTTTTAGTGTATAAGATTAAAATATTTTACGAGATATGAGATAGCCCAAGATGCAACTATGCCACCACCTATAGCCATCCAAATGTATTTTTCTAGTTGACTAATTCTTTCATTTAGCTTAGTATATTGTTGAGCAGTATCTTGTCTAAATTTAGATATCTCTTCAAATATATTTTTTTCTTGTTCATTCATGTTTTTATATACTTCACTTAATTTTGTTTCTAATTCGTCTTTTTGTTTTTCTGCCATGTTAAACAATATATTGGAATCTTTTTCTTGTTGAGTAATTCTTTGTTCTTGTACAGCTATCATAGTGCTTAAATCACCAGAAATTTTAGTTAATCTCTCTATAGCATCTTCTAAACGATTTTGTCTTTTTTCTAAGTTTTGAGCAGATTCTGCCATATTGGTACCTCTATATATACATTAACTTTTTGTTTTTTAACATAGCAGTACCACTTTCAGCAGAAGGATTCTGTTTCTTTAAATTGCCAGTCATAATATCAAGTGCATTTTGAGTATTAGGATTTTGATTTAATTCTTTGTTACCATTATTTAAAGAATTTCTAACAGTATTATCTGATCCTTTTTGTTTAGGAGGTTTAGTAGGATCTTTTAATCTTCTCATAACAGGATTATCATTAGATTTATTTCTAGAGGGATCTTTAGTAGTATCTAATATTTCACGTAATTGTTTTCTTTTTCTTTTTTTAACTTTACCTGCCCAATAAGGATTTTCTGGTTGTGCTATTGATGATGATGGATTTGATGGAGAAGAATCACCCATAGAATTAGCAGGAACTGCTGATGATGTTTCTTCTCTAATAGCTAATTGTTTGAAGGAGGATGGATATGACAAATTAAATTTTTTCATAATACGACCAGCTAAAGTATTAGCTTCATCTTCTCTGCTTGATTCAGAGCTTTTACCACGTCCTGATATATTTTGTTTGAAATGTACGAGTTCATGAACTATAGTTCTCATAATATCATTAGGATGTCTTTCAGTTATACGTACATGAATATCTGAATTTATACTATGTCCAAATGCATTATATTTATTTTCTTCATTACCAACAAAATGTATATTTGGAATTTTTGACAATCTTAATTCTTTTGCCGCAAATTTAATAAAAAAATGTAATAATTTAATTTGCGAAGAACTAGGCATTAAACTTTCCTTAATATTTTTATTATATTTTCATCCATTGATATTAGATTAGTATCTATAATTCTTTCATCACCGACATTATATATTTTCTCTTGTAATATATTTAGAAATATTAAAAAAGGTTTAATATATTTCATTTGATCTTTTAATTTTAGAAATAATATTTTACATAGTATTTCTGGTCCAAAGCAATTATTTAATATAATAATATGATTTAAGATCAATCTTTCTTTCAATTCACCTTTTTCAATATATCGAGTAATTAATTTTTTAATATATTTAATTCTGTTAAGATCTTCATAAAACTCTTCCGTAGAATGAAATTCATAATTATCATAATGTGCTGCACAAAACAGCATAAAATTTTTATCATTCAATTTTTCAATATTCATTATTACCAAGTGTTAATAGCTGCTCTTTTCCATGTATTATTAGCCACACAAACATAGACATATGATGAATCATATCTTATAGTTCCTGCTATTCCATTAGCGGATGAATTAGCAGGAACTGAAGAAGATAAAGTTATATTAGCATATACTATAGAAGCATTAACTGTTCTGACAGAAGCAGCACCAGAAGGATTTTTAAGAATTAAGAATCTATCTGATGATGCAACGTTAGTGGTAGTAGGAAGTTCGGATACTTTATAACCTGTATTAGCCATGATTATTCAGGAAGAATTGTATCATCGGCCGCATCTGCTGTAGTAGCAGCAGTACCATAAGCGGCAGTTTGAGCGCCTAGAGAACCCATAGCTACGAGAGTTTCGTAATGTACTCTACCTGCTCTACCCCCTTGTCCTTCACGTCTTACAACCCATCCTGCATGTGCTACACCACCATTTTTCGCTCCTGATACTACAACGTATCCTGTAGCAGTATCACCAGTTACTGTATGTGTTTCGCCTGGATTAGTTGTTCTAGCATCAGTGATATCAATATTAGCACCACCAGATGTTGTAGATAATGCAATTGCAGTTGTATTAGCAAAAGATACATAATAATATGTATTTCCTGTTAATGGAGCAATTGGAGTATTACCAGTTGGAACGGTATAATAAAGTCTATCACCAGCTTGGAATTTAGAATTTGCTGTAGATATTAGTAATACATCATTTGTATTGCTAAACCCTGTAGAATTTGCTGTAATATTAATTGCAGATGGAGCAGCAATAGTTAATGCTGGTGCAACAGTATATGAATTTCCTGGTAATGCAATTGGTAATGAAGTAATATGACCACCTACACCGGCAGTAACATTAGCAAAAGCATTTACGGCAGTAGCATTTGTTGTACCATTAGCAAGTGTTAATGTAACAACAGCATTAGCTGAATATCCAGATCCACCAAATGTTACATATGTTAGAGCTAGATTACCAGCAGATATTCCCATTTCTGTAGCATCTACACCAAAAACACCTACTGCTTGATTTGCAATAAATGCTCCGATTGTAGTATTGTTAAACATATTGACATCTACAGATGCTCTTGATCCTGATGATGTATTACCAAAATGAGCATTTGCTCCATCAACACGATTTACTTGATCTCCCTTTACGAGAGCATAAGTACCGATTGGTGCACCATTAGATGTTTCTTTAGTTGTAGTAGAATTTGCTGTGACTGCTTGATCGTTACGACCCCATAAAGGCATGTTTTTATTCCTTCTTTAATAATTTTTATTTGTATTTATATTAATCATCATCTAATGTAAGCATATCCAAAAGGTATTGAGATTTCTTACCTATTTTTTTATTTTTACCATTTACAACTAATATGGCATGATCTTTATTAATATCTTCATTAGAAATATCTGAAGATTCAGGGAGGTTAGATTTTTGTTTAACCTCCTCTAAATTTGTTCCCACAATTAAATTATTAGAATAAAGAGCCACTATTTACATCCTCCTTCACATTCACACTTTCTTTTTTTACAAGTAGGACAAACTTTTTTACCACTTTCGGTAATTGAAGTTGTATCACCTTGTCTATCTATTTGACCTCTACCAGTAATTTGTTGATTTTCTTTTTGAGAAACAGAAGGATAATCTTCAAGGACAGAATTGATATGTGCTATTTCTTCATCAGAAAATTCAATTTCTTCATCTAATTGTCTAACCATTTTCTTATGATATTCTAATCTTTTTTTAACAGAAGAATCAGAAGGATCATCTTCTAATCTTTTCATTAATTGTTTTACCATTTTTTTATGATATGATAATCTTTCCATATCTTCATTAATTTCAATTTCATCTTCTTCTTTAATATTTTTAGCTATAGCTTGTCTACGATTTTTTAGATATTTGTCTGTAGAATCTACTTTTCCATCATTATCAATATCTTCATCTTCTTTTCCTACAGGATCTAATTTTTTACCTTTATGGTGTCTTTTTTCTTCTAGAGCTAAGAAAGCTCTTACTAATAGAGATTCAGCAACTTTTTTCTTTTTACCACCAGATTCTAATGATAATCCACCTGTACCTTTAAACATTTTATCAGCTAAAGATGTTTTATCTTCAGCATCTTTTCTAGCAACATAAGCTTTACCTTTATCAGTTAAACCATATGTTCCTGATGATGGATCTCTTTGTGTTACTGGTGTTTTATAATCTGTTTTAGGTTGTGTAGAACGTTCTGTTCCAGATGATTTTGATGGAGCAGATGGAGCAGATGTAGTTTTTTTACCAATTCCATGATATTTTTCGGTACCTTCTCCAGGCATTTCTGTATCTACAGCAGATGGAGTAGATGGAGTAGATGGAGTAGATGGAGTAGGTGGGGTAGATTTTTTATCACTTATTAATTTTGATGCTCCATAAGCACCAGCAGCACCAGCAGCACCAATTGCTAAAGTTTTAGTTGCAGGTTCTTTAGCAAAATCTTTAAATTTATCTCCTAAACTTTTAGGAGCAGCAGGAGCAGTTGATGTTGCAGGAGCAGCAGGAACAGCAGGAACAGAAGCAGGGGCTTTACCAGCAGCAGCAGTAGCGGGAGCAGCGGGAGCAGAAGGAGTAGCGGGAGTAGCAGGAGTAGCAGGAGCAGCAGGAGATTTAGGAGGAGCAGCTTTAGGGGTAGATCCAAAATAACTCATTCCCTCACGTGCTTTTCTTTCTAATTGTTTTGCAATGTCACTTTTTCTTACACTTTGAAGACTTTGTCTTATAGTATCTTTAATTGGTGGACTGCCAAATTTTTCATCAATTACTTCAACTTCTTCATTTTTAATTTGTCTATTTTCTTCTATTACTTTTTTAACGGAATTAATTAGGTCTTGAGGTAAACCAAATTTTTTATCTGCAAACATTATTTTTATCCTTTTTAATTGTTTTTTGATATATATTTATTATTTTTTTGATCGCATGAAAGCTTTAAGAACATGATCTTTAGCTTTTATTTTAGATGGTCCACCTGATTCATAACCTCCTTGACCAAAAACTGCTGATCTTCCTTGTCTAGCTTTTTCTAATTCTTGAGACGCCCAATCAGATTTAGGTTCTGGTTGTGAAGGTTTAGACATTTGAGGTTGTCTAGGTTGAGGCTTAGGTTGTTGTACAGGTTGTGATTGTGGTTGTGGTTTAGTTTGTACTGATGGTTGTTTTTCAGGTTCAGAATATGAAGGAGATTTAACTATTTGTTTGTCTGAATATCCACCCATGTCTGAAGGTTTTGATAATTCAGAAGGAGGAACTAAAGGATTAGTGACACCTTTAGCTTGTGAATCTGTACCACCAAATGATTTACCAGATATAGGATCATATTTTTGTCCTACATTAGGAATTTTGTTTTTTTCAGGTTCTGGTTTGTTTGGTTCTGCTGGTTTAGATGCAGGGGTAGTAGAAGAAGGAGGAGTAGTAGGAGCAGGTGCAGGTGTTGCTCCAGATTTTATTGATTCTGGTTTAGGTGCAGGTGTTGCTCCTGTTGCAGGTTTATCATCTTTTTTTTCTTCAGGAGAGTCAGGAGAAAACATTGATCTACCAAAATCTGCTCCCATAAATCCCCAACCTACTGGTCCAGGTATAGCAGATCCTGCTGCTAATGCTGCTCCTGTATAATCACCTTTATATGCTTTATATCCTGCTAATCCTAATCCAGTGGCAGTTTGAACTCCAGGTATAACTCTTGCAGCTTTTGCTAATGGTCCACTTAATTTAGAAGTAAGATTAGAAGCAAGACCAGCAATTCCTGCCCCTGCTTGTGTATAACCTAAATTTTTTTCAACATTATCTGGTTCTTTAGAAGGAGAAACAGTACTGAGTGCAGCACCACCTACTGTTCCTGTGCCTATAGTTGTAGCCGCTTTTTTAGATGGAGATAATTTAGAATATGAACGTATAGCTCTAGAAACTAAATTTTCTTCTTGTATAGCAGTTTTTAATTTTGGATTGAATACAACTTGTGATTCACCACTTTCTGTTTCTACTTTTTTTCTTTTTTGTTCTTTTTTCTTTTTAAGAGTAACATTAAAAAATTCTAATAGTGTTTTTTCTTCATCAATAATTCTAGTTAATATAGCACTTTGTTTGCCTAATTTAGATTTTTTATCTTTAGGAGATTTAGCAGTATCAGGACGTGAAACATATTCTATCTCTTTTCTATCTGTTTCCTCTGTCACTTTTCCTTGCATGGTAGAAGAAGTATGCATCTTAGCTTCTTTTCTTTTACCAGAATGAAACTTAGCATGTTGAGTAGTTCTTTCTTGTTGTTCGCCTGATTTTTTAGGTCTTATAACAGGATTAGGTTCCATGAAAGCATCAGGTATACCTTTAAATTTACCACCAACAATACCCATTTCATCTAAAGTTTCTTCGTTCGTTTTTCTTCTTCTAGATTTTTGTCTAGCTTCAGTAGATGATGTAGATACGCTAACAGGTTGAATAGTTGGTGGAATAGTAGGTGTTTGCTGTTGTCCAGGTGTTTGTGGTTGTTGTTTATCACTAGAACCTAATACTTCAGACGCTACAGCAGCACCAGCTAAAGATTTCTTTGGATTCTTAGAAACCCATTGTGATACACCTTTAAATACATCAGAAATTATACCTTCATCCAATTGTTTTGAATGAACTTGTCTGATAGTATGTTCTAAACTAGTATATTTTTTTGACATTTATTAAGCCTTTAAGATAGATCTTAACATCCATTCATGTTTTTTATGAGCATCAATACGATCTTGAATGAAATTAGTTAATCCATGTTGTTTTTGTTTTTCTGCTTCAGTATAAGCATATGTTAAATCTGATATCAAAGTCTCATTATCTTTTAATAATTTTTGACACATCATTACAGCAGATGGAACAGAAGTTTCATCCGATATATTCGATAACTCTTTAAATCTTCCAAAAGATCCAGGTGCATATGCATCTAATGTACGAATGTGTTCTGCAATTGCATCTATAGATCCGTATACTTCTGAATATATAGTTTCGAAGAATGCGTGATATTGAGGGAAGTTAATCCCTTCGACATTCCAATGATAGTAATGAGCTTTTAGATAAAAGGCAAAACTATCTGCCAAAACTACTTTCATTCTTTCTATTAATTCTTTCATTTAATTATCCTTTAACAATTCCATTTACGTAAAGATTTATTAATTCTTGAATCTGGATCACGTGCTGTTTTAGCAGATGTTAATTTCTTTTTCATACCTTTCATACGTCTACAGAATGATAGTCTTCTTTTAGCTTTTTTTGATCCAGGTTTTAATTTAGATGGTTCAGTAGTTACAGCAGTTTGTAATTTTGATCCTGGATTTGCTGCTCTATAAGAAGCAACACCTTTTTTATTCAATCCACCTTTTGGATCTTTACCTTCTTTACGTTGCCATGCGGGTGTTTTTGCTTCTTCTAATTTATTAGAAATTACTTGTTTAATAGTTTCTAAAACTTTTTTCTTTTGACCAGGAGTATCACGAGTATAGATATCAACCAATTCATCAGATGCATCGAATCTAGATGCAGATTTATTTTTATTTTTTGAATGAGGTTCTGACATTACTCTTTCATTCATTTTACTTTTTTCCATTTTTGATAATTTGTTATAGTAATCAGGAATTTCTGACACATGAGCAGATGCTATTCTTCTTGCTGTTTTATTAGAAGAAGTATGTTCATGCTCTACAGATTGTCCTTTATTTAATTGTTTTAATATAGCTTTGACAGGGACTTTGAATTTTTTAGATATTTGATTTGGTGTTAAAACTTTTTTATCTAATTTTTGTTCTGATAATCCTTGTGCTTTTTTAACAGCTTTCAAAGTTTTATAAACGATACCATCAGCGAAAGTTTTATCTCTAGGTAAGTAAATTATTTCACCAGAAGGATGTTCCCATCTTTCATGTTTAGATCCACCTTTTGATACGAAATTATTACTACTTAGATGTTTTTCCATTATTCTTCTATCAGAGAATGATGCTTCATCTATGTATTCTTCATTAACGGATTTCCATCCTCCTCCACGATTTTTATACCATTTAGAGGCCCAACCATTTGCGTAAGCTGATGGATATACATCAAATTTACTACGAGCTAATGATTTAGCCTTTGACCATAAGGAAGGATTTGTGGGAACATTTTTTTCTTCAAGGTATTCTTCTGATATTTTACCTTTACCATAATTAGATACATTTACAGGCTTTCCACCTTTTCCCGATCTATCTACCACTGGATCATTTCTCCTTTTAGCAGCAACAGCGGCTGCTCTTTCTTTTTTTGTTAATTGTTTACGTTTTTCATTAGACATACATTTAGGTTTAGGTTCTCCAGGCTCTCTGGCACATGGTCCTATTGCTTCACCTTTAGAATTTATTCTTTTCCATCCGCCTTCTGGATGTTTAGGATTAAACCAATTTCTTAAATCTTCATCTATTTTAACAGCAAATCCTCCAGCTACAAATGAATTAACTCTATCAAATGCAAATTGCTCTCTAGTTCCTCCAAAATCTTCATTCCATATAGAATAACCACGATTATATACTTCTTCTAATATAGAAAAAGGAATATCATGTTTTTCTGATTTTTTTTGTAATGAAATAATAGCTTTTTCAGACAAGGGGATGGCAGACCTTGCATCTGGTATATCACAATCTAGCTGAGAATTAATAATATTATTTAATTTTTTAACCATTGGAGTTTCCCTGTAGGCTTATCCATTGAATGCAGGTCTGCCATAGCCTTACTGCACTAACAATTATTATTTATGATAAAAATTATCTTGAAATTTCTTCCCAATCTAATGATGCATAACAATTACTTGAATTTGTACCTGTTTGAACTGCAAGAGTAAATGTTTCTACATCTCCAGTAAAACTATTTCGTTGAAGTTGATATTGAAACATTGCTTGTTTTAAAATATCAATTGTTGGAGATGATTGTGTTGATGAATTAAGATATCCTGTAGCAGTTACTCTACCACCTGATATTGCATTAGCAGTCAACGTATATTCGATGGCGGAATTTGATCCAGCAGATATCCAAGGTTCTGTGTTTGTTACTGTACCACCAGCAATCAAACTCCATTTGAAGTCAACACCATTTCCTTTTCCTAGAATAGATGCAGCAGTAGGAATTACAATAGCATCAAGTGCAGTTGATTTTAATCTTAACGAAACAATAGGATACATAGTATTTGCAGTTGCACAAGTATATCCTGTACCTACAGGTGTACCTATCGACTGTTGGATTCCTCTTAACTCATATCCACCTTCAGATATAACAGTTGAACATACTTGTTTTAATACAGAATTACTAGCAGTTGTTCCTGTATTTTTTATTTCATATCTTAATGGAAGAGATGCTGTAGTCATATATGTTGTATTAATATAATTAGCATGATGAAAAGAATGACAATGTATAATTTTACCATCTATAATAAATCCACAACGAACAGTACCAAGACCTAACCATTCAATATCATGGAATACTATCTGTGCTTTTGACATATCAAGAGTTAACTGTGAAGGACTTGAGGGTACTGCGCCTAAAAGAGTATCAACATTCCAATTTGCTTGTTCTGTTCTTGTTTCAACTAATGAACCATTTGACCATGATCTTTCAACAAAAGCAATGTTAGTGCCATTTGCTTCTAAATAAACTCCATTATTTGCACCAAAATAACCTACTCTTTGTCTTAAATTAGCTTTTGGAGGTTCCATAACAACTGTATTAAGAATTTGTAATGATTTTCCAGGTTGATATGAAAAAACCTTTGTAGTTTCACGAATAATTTCTTCATTAGCTGTAGTATTTAATTTTAAATCAATTAACCCTGCATTTGCATTGAAATTATAAGTTGCATTAGAAGTATTTGAAGTTGCCCATAGTCCATTATCTTTATATCTATGAGAAGAATCGAATAATGTTAATGGAGTAGAAACTCTAGCACGTCCAAAAGCATCAACTGCTGTTCCGGTAGGGTTTGCAGGACCAACAAGATTGCCATACTGATCTGCCAACATAACGACTTCATATATTGTTTTTCCATCTTGTAAATATTGATGAGTATCTTTTCTAAATTGTGCCATTATTTTTTGTCCTTGTTATGATGTCTGATATGAAAATCTTTTATTAATTTACTAAGAATGCTACTTCTTTGATCAGAATCTACAACATTTCCACCTTTATAAGATGTAGATACTCCTCCAGGATTACCTGATACATAACCCATACCTCTAATATCACCAGATGAAGATGATACAATAGAAGTTGTATTTGTTTCTTCATTAATAGATTTAGGAACTTTTAATTTTGATTTTTTACCATCAGAGTGATGAAATAATATATCACCTTTATTACCATTTTTCATTAATATATTTGCTAATATTTTAGAACTATTAGTAAGTGATCTAATAACATCTAATACTGATTTGAAGTGTTTATCATTTTGAAGAATATGATTTACATCTTTTTCATGATTTTTAATAGCTTTATCTGAACTTTCTGGTGAATCATACATATCTTTTCTTCTTATGGCTTTTCCATGAGATTCTTTCATTAATTCATTAATGAAATCTTCAACAGAATGTTTATCATTCATTTCATCTTTTAATTTAATATATTTTTTAATTTTGCCAGTATGTCCAGAAACAGCATCTAATGCATCAGGGTCCATTTTCATATATGCTTTTTTAGCATTATTCATATTCATGAGAAAATTATTTTGATCTTCTGGAGTATAATTTGATGGATCTACTTTAATTTTATTATTAATTATTTCAATATTTTTGTCTGAATTAAATTTTTTTAATTCTTTATCTTTTATAGGATTTCCACGTGAATCTGTTTCTATTGATAGAGTTAAAACGTTTCTATCATTTTTAGATATTTTACCACCATAAAATTTACTATGTCTAGGAATAATAGATGGAATAAATGTAAGAGCTTCTTTTAATAAATCATTTAATTCTGTTTGTTGAAAATTATTATCAATATCTTCGAATGTACTAAATTTTATATCATTAAATTCAATAAAAAACATTTTTTTGTTTATACCAAAAGTTATAGGCAATCCATCTTGTTCTATAAATTTAGGAATAGATCCTTTTTTTCCTAATAATTCATTATGAACATCTTCTAATGCATTTGCTGTTTCAGCAACACCTTCATGACCATTGTGCAATGGAAGATGATGAACTTCTCTTACCATATCTTTTTCATCTTTTTGTTCTATCAGAAAATTTCTAAAATTCATCATATTAAATCCTACTATTAATGGTTTTATGATTATTTATGTAAATAAAAAAGGGTAAGCCTTTCGACTTACCCTTTAACTGCAAACATGTATTGGGAGGAACCCCACCTATATCCCAACTATTCCTTTAGCTTTTAAACTCTGTGCCTCTAATATTCCTTTACAGAATATAACATGTTTCCGTGAAATCTATTTATATTATTTAAATTTTATTAAAAAGAATGGGGGAGTAGAACCATCAAATCCTCCACCTAGATTTAATTTTTTCATTAATTTTTTAGCATCATTTAAGTTATCGAATGTTTTAATAATTTGATCTGTAGTATTTTCGATTAAGTTATATGTTTTATCTGATTTATTAGATGATACTTTATAATTCATATGACCCTCTTATATTTTTCAAATACTTCATCTTTATAAAGGAAGTGAACTTCATTTTCTAAATTATTAATTTCTGTTACTAGACAAGAAATAATCCATAATTTATAATCTTGATCGCCTAGATATTCTTCTTGATAATATTGTTTAGCTTTATAAAGATCTTTCAATCTAATAGTTGAAGAGTTTATAGCGGATACAAGTGATGCCATTATTTAAATCCTTTGAATTTATTAGTATCAAATTTCTTTTTAGGTTTTGATCTTTCTGATTCTTCTGATCCAAATTGAGAATTGTCAAATACTGGTCCATCCAGTATATCTTCTTGAGCACTTTGGTCTACATCATACAACCTCATTTTCGACTTGTCAACTCCTATAACGAACCTTTTATTGGAATTAGGATCAGAATATCTATTTTTAAGTTGCTTGACCATAATTTGATTTAGTTCTTCTAATTCTTCTGTAGAAATTAGTGCAAACATAAAATCAGCAGTAGCTGGAAGACCAAAAGATTCAGATGTATCTTCTAATCCCAGATCTGATGAAGCATATCCACTTCTAGTAGTTTGAGTTGCTGATACTATAGGAACATTAAATTCTACAGCTAATCCTCTTAATTCTTCAGCGATTGCTTTAACATATGTATATGAGTTTACATTAGCTCCTTGTTTTAACCTAGATGAAATACAAATATTAAGATAATCAATATAGATAATATCAGGAGTAAAATTTCTTTTAATTTTCAGTTCATTGATTAGATGTCTAAAATTAGCAGATCCTGCACATGCAGTTGGATATTCCTTAATGATAATTTTACCTTTAGTTTTATCTTTTAATTTTTTAATTTTTCTATCATATACATCTTTTGGTAGTGTAACTAGTTCATCAATACTAACATTTAACATGTTTATATCGATACGTTCTGCAATTTTTTCTTCTGCCATTTCCATGGTTATATATAATACATTTAGTCCACTGAGTAGATTAGCGGCAGCACAATGACACATAAACAAACTTTTTCCTACACCAGTTCCTGCCAAAATTACATTCAATGTTTTTCTTGATAATCCACCTCTTGTAATTTTATTAAAGTATTCAAGATCAAATTCTACTTTTACCTCTTTAGTATGGTAGAAATCATATCTTTTATCATAATCATTTAAGAAATCATGACCAATATTTGTATCAAAACTAACAGATAAAGCATCAGATAATATTTGAGGAATAGATCCTTTACTCTTATTACCAGTTTTATCATCAATAATATGAATACTATCCATTATAGCATTATAAATAGCTTTTTCTTGACAAAACTTTTCTGTACTATCTAATAACCATTCGAGATCATTTTTCTCATTAAGTGTTAATGAATCTATAATATCATAAGATGCTTTGTAAGCATCTTGGGATATAGTTTTTTCTGAAAGATCTATTAAGAGAGATTGTTTAGTTGGTACTTTATTATATTTCTTAATATAGTCATCAATAAGAGAGAAGACTATTTTATCTTCTTGAGATGTAAAATAGTCTTCTTTTAGAAATGCAATTACTTTACGACTATAATCTTCATTGTTAATCAAATTGTTGAATATCATCTTCTCTAAATTCATTATATCTCCTATTAGGATGAAATATATCTAATGTATAATTTTCAGCAGCATCTTTTACATAATGTAAACTTTTCTCAGTAAATAACATAGAATATAAATATCTATCATTTTCATAGAAATCAATAGCATATTTACCAGGATCGGTTTCTACTACAACTGCTTTTTTATTATTATTATTATAATCTTTAATCTGTTTTGTCATCATTATCTTCCATGATAGCTCCAGTTGTGACTCTATAAGTTTTTTCAATATATTTTGCAAAATCTGTAGTTTCAAACATATTGATCCAAAACTTTTTATTATTAATAATATCTGATGCTCTCATATTAGGTTCTTTAAGTTCACCTGTAGTTTGGTCAACAACAGCATACCATCCATTTTTGGGTTTAGTAATATAATTACCTTCAAGAGCTACATCTAAAAGTCCAGACCATTTATTAATACCATTTTCATAAGATAAGGTAATAGGAATTTTTGATTTTTCTTTAACATACCTAGATTTTTCAATATTAATCACAAAATGATATCCAGCAATTTCTGTTCCATCTTTATCTTGTTGACGACCGATAATCCAAATATTATCTGAACCATAATATGAGCCAGTTCCTCCTCCAACAATATCTTTTGGATACATACTAATTTCTTTGTATGTATGATTAATAACAATCATAGGAATATCTTTAAGTGTTAGATGTGGAGTAACCATACGGAAAAGAGATTTTAATTGTTTAGCACGAGACATATCTGCTACTGCTTTACCATCTAAAGCATCTTCTACTTCTTTTTTAGATGCTAGATTACCGATAGAATCAATAATAATTAAAACATGTTCTCCACGTTCCAAAGATTTCATTTGTTTCATTATATCAAATTTTAATTCTTCAATATCAGTAATTGGTGTATGTACTACTGAATCAAATGGAATTTTAAATGTTTCGAAATATGATTGTGGAGTACCGAATTCTGAATCATAAAACAAAATAACTCCTTCGGGATATTTTTTAAGAAAAGATGCTGCTAATAGCAGAGCAAATCCAGTTTTAAAATGTTTAGATGGACCTGCTAACATTGTTAGACCAGGAGTAATACCACCATCTACTGTTCCAGATAGTGCAACATTAATCATAGGAACAGGGGTTTGAATCATATCTTTTTTTGTATAAATTTTAGACTCTGTAAGTGTAGATGTATATTCAATTGTAGAATTTTTAATAAGTTTATCTTTTAATGACATTCATATCTCCTATAATGAAATCAATTTATTTTTATCTATTTTTATAGATTTATCGTCTTGATAAAGTATATGTTTTCTATGATATAGACCATAGTTGGCAGCTATTAATAAAACTACAGCTAATGGATCAAATACTATTATTATTAGTACTATCATCCAACTAACTGCTCTTTCTAATTGTTTATCATCAGCATTTTCTGTAAAAAATTCTGCTATATATTTAATAGGACCAACTTCTGCTTCTAATTTTCTTTGTTCGGATTCTACTTTAATTTTTTCTTGTGTTAATTTAGTTTTATTATCAATAGAGGTTTGTTTGATTTTAGTTAACTCATCTCTTTTCTTTCTTTGTTGATCATTAGCTTTTAATGAACTAGAAGCTTGACCTTTCTCTACCATCTTTGTTACAGCATTATCTATTATTCCTATCTGTTTGTCAATATCTGATATTTTATCTTCTTCTATTTTTATTTTAAAAACAATTTCTTTTAAAATATCTGATCCACCAGAATTCATTTTCACTGTTTGATCTATATGTGCTTTAGAAAGAAATCCAAAAACTCCCATAGATGTAATAATCATTAATATTATTAATGAAAAAGTAAGATATATTTTAATATTTTTTTTAGCAATATCCCAATTATGATATAGCCATGATGCAGTAACAAGTTTTGCTATTTCAAGAGTTGATCCCATGAATATGACTGGCCAAAATGCTGATGCAAATATGGCAGTTAATCCAATAATAGAATAATAACCAGATACTGCTGATAATGCTAATGCTACTATTAGTGCTATATAATTTATCATTTGATAATATAATTATCTATTTTTTGCATAAACGCTTTTATTTTATCTGCTCTATCTGGCCAAAATATATAAGATTTATCTGGATCTTTAGACAGATTAAGTAATAGAGGCATAATCATATTTCTAAGTCCATGTAATTTATCTGTCAACTCTTCTGATGTTTGTTGAACAATTTTAGTTTGCTCTTCTATTTTTCTTCTCAACATTTCTTCATGTTGCTTTAGTTCTTCTTCCGAGACGAGTGAAAACCCGAAATCATCATCCATTTTATTAACCTTTCTATTTTAGACAAAAAATGATTCTAAAGATTCTGTATCTTTTAATTTCCAATTAATAGTATCTGATATAGATTTTAATGGTTCTAGAAAAGATTTTTCAAATTGTAACTCTCTATCTATATATTTCTCCAAATCAAATTCTTTTGGTAACACATCTGGAGCAGCTATAACAGTATCTTTTATAGGATTAGGTAATTTCAAATATACAAACTTGATTTTATCACCATCCATAATTTTTGGAATACTAGAAATACTTTTTTTATTAATATAATAATTAAATAACAAAGAACCTTTTACATGGATAGGAGTTCCTTTTTTATATATATCATCTTCGTCATAATATTTATTCATTCCATTTACACCTCTAGGGAAGGCTATTTTTTCAAATGGAAGAGTTTCATATTCTTTTTTAAACTTTTCAATAAATAACTTCAAATCATTTTCATCACCATTCATAATAATTTCAATTGCTTTTTTAATATTTTCTCTACATGCATATGGAGTTGAAGATCTAACTGCTTCAATTCCTTGCATTTTAAGTTTTGGTTTATCATATTGTACTCCCTCAACATTCCAAGCATTCAAGATATACATCTTTTTTGCTTTCCATATGCCCTTATTAGCAATAGTTTCACGTTTCATAAACATTTTTTGCTGATAAGCATTCATCTTAACATAAAGTTTTTCATATGACTTATTAATGAAAGGTTGAATTTTCTTTTCGCAAAATTCATCTATTGCTTTTACAATAATCTTATCATCTTGAATATCTATTTTTTTTACAAGTGATTCCATATTAACATATATAGAATCAGTATCAGATGCAATAACATAATCAATATTATCGCTACTCAATATCTTATTCATATATTGATTAATATGTTTTTCAATCCATCTAATTGATAATTGACCAGACATAGTAATAGCTTCAGCGTGATTAAAGTTAAACCATCTGAAATATTCATTGCCCAATGCACCATATGCAGAGTTAAGTTGGATCTTCTTAGCTAACTGCATATTGTGATATCTAGCAATTAGTTTTTCATATTCCTTATTTTTAGTTTCCTCATACTTCTTTTTAGCCTCAATCATTTTCTTCTTATATTCAGTACGATCATTATACATTTTTTCCATTAGAGCAGGTAAAAATCCTTGTTTATCTTTGCGATAATAACAACCATTTGCCGTCATGGAATATCGATCATTATCATTTTTATGTTGTTCGTCTAATAATTTATCAACAGATAAATAATCATTAGATCTAAAAACGAATGTTTCTGGTGAGATATTATATTGCATAATAAGATGTGGATAAAGACTATTCAAATCGAATGATACTACCCATTTAGACATACCAATTTTTGGATCTTTAACATATCCACCTACGAGTGATTTATCCATAGATTGTTTTTTGAATTGAGGAATAACAATTCTACGATCTAATAGATAATTATGAATAATAACATCCCATGGTTTTACTGTAGCCATAGTATCGATATAATTAACTTTTGCGTCATAAGCAAAAGCCATTACTTGTTCAATAAATTTCAACTTTTCTTCTAATTTATCTACTAGAATAACGTCAATAATATTATATTCAATAAACTTTTGATAATTATTTTTGTATAATTCTAATAGTGATCCATATTCAGAATAATCTACTTTAGTTTCATCTAATTCTACAGATGCAATATAGTCGAGCTTATATGATTCTTGATTACCAAATGTAAATTTTCTATACAGTTGGTAATAATCAAGAGTAGAAATACCTAAAATATTGTATGTTTGATTAGTTTTACCTTTAAATTCAACTAATTTTTCATCTACGAATCCCCATGGAGAAAGTCTTTTAGCTTCACTTTCACCCATAATAAATTTGATACGATTATATAGATATGGAATATCGAAGTATTCAATATTCCAACCAGTGATAACATCTGGTCTAATAGAATGAAATTCCCAAACTTTTAGGAAGTTAGATAGAAGTGTATATTCATCTTTACATTTGATATATGTGATAGATTTATCATTTGTTTTAAATTCTCCACAACCAAATACATATGAATGTTTGTTTTTACGAATGGTGATAGCTGTAATTTCTTTATCAGCTAGTTGGATATTAGGGAATCCTTCATCTGCTGCACATTCGATATCTATGGATACAACAGACACTAGTGATGTATCGTATTGAATTTCTCCATGGAATGTGTCATAGATGTAAAGATATTGAAATTGAGTTAATCCATAGTATTCAAATCCACCTACATCTTCATATTGTTTAATAAAATCTTTAGCTTCTCTAATAGAATCAAACTCTTTTTTATAAACATCTTTATTATTGAGTGTAGTATACTTACCATTTTCTTTTGGTAAGAAAAGATATGGTTTATAATTTATTTTATTTTGATAAAATTTGTTATCTTTATATCCTCTGATATAGATATAATTACCTCGTGCAAATACGTTTGTATAAAAATGCATTAATACCTCATCAATAAAAAAGAGGATAGTTTCCTATCCTCTTTAGTCTATCATTATTTATGATATATGTCAATAATCCATTCTATGTTTGATCATCATTTTAGCACGTAGTAATTGTGCTTCTTGAATAGCTTCAACAATTTTTCTAAACAGACTTTTTTCCTTTGGGAGTTTCATTGTGTTCTGAAAGAAACTCTTTGCTACTATATTCATTATTTGTATCCTTTATTTCTATTTTTCTTGGTTTTTTATGATCTGGAATAATATTTTCTAAGAAAATTTTCAACATTCCATTAACAAGCTGTGTATTTTTGATTTCAACGGTATCAGCTAAACTAAATTGACGGATGAATGATCTATCAGCTATACCTTTATAAACATAATCTGTTGAAGAGGTATCTTGATTAACTTTTCCTGATATAACTAGAGAGTTTTCCTTAATCTCTACCTCTAAATCTTGTTTGCCAAACCCAGCAACAGCTAATTCGATAACATATTTGTTATCATCTTGTTTAACTATATTGTATGGGGGATATCCTAATGTTTTTGAAGCAGATTTAACAGTATTTTCTAGTAATTTAAATGCTTCATCAAAACCTACAGTTAGTGAACGATATACATCTGGTACATAAAATTCTCTCATATTAGCCTCCTTATTAAGCAAGGTTGTTATTTGACACCCTTTAAAGCAGTGTCATTAGTATTTAGTTCGCAAGTGCAGCATTATTCAGTTTGCTGTAAACTTTTTTTTCTTTCTTCTAGGGAAGAAATGATAGATTCTTTTTCTTTATTAGAATATTTTGACCAATTAGAAATTTCTTCAATTGTTCTGAAGCATCCGTCACAATAAATGTCTTTAGTAACTTTACAAATTTTAACACAAGGTGATTTCATAGTATATCCTTTAAAATTGGCGGCCCGTTAGCCTTCTCGGATTGGAACCCAATACTTCGACCCCTAACGCAGAACCTGTTTAGGACTTGTTATACCGCCACGGGCCAACAGACGGTATTCTTGTTAGTTATAAAGTCTATTTAAACACTCTTCTGATGTTACGTCAATATCTTTCATGTCAGTTTTTGCAAGATATATTGGATTTAATCCTGCTTTTTTAAATTCATTACCCATATCTAATACTTTCTTGAACGTATTTTCTTCTTCAGGACCAAATTGTGACGCACAATCAATAATAACAGATTCAGGTATTATTTTAATATTTTTTATTTTTATTACTGGTATTTTCATTATAATACCTATTAATTATTAACATATTATTTATTTATCATTTAATGAAATCTCACATACATTACAAAAAAGAACAATTAATAATAAAACCATAAATGTAGATCTAAGTTCAATGTATTCTGTTGTGGGATATAAAGATAATATAAATGTATTAAAACAGAATAAAAGTTCTAGGAATGCAGTAAAGAAGATCATACGATTTGTTGCTCCACTGGTTTTAGATCCATAGAAACTTTATGCATAATAATAGATGCAGCAGCAGAAACATTTAAAGAACGTAAAACTCCAAGTTGGGGAATTGAAAATACTTCTGCTTTAGCTTCTTTAATTCCAACTTCTAATAATTTTTTTGGTACTCCATTACTTTCTGATCCAAATAGAAAGCATCTATCAAGATGTCCTTTACCAAAATGTAAAGAGTTAATATCTTTACCACCTTGTTCAACAAATGCTAAATTATATTTAAGAAGAATATCATTTAAAACAAGATGAGGATATTCTTCTGGATCTTCGGTAATAAATTTTAGATCTATATAATTATGTGCACCTACAGTAGAACGTTTATCATACCTTTTACGACCAATAATATAAAATGTTTCTGCACCAAATATTACAGCAGATCTAATCATCATACCTAAATTTAAAGAACCTGAAAGATTGATTGCTGCAATAGAAAAAGGAAGTGTAGATAATCTTTGAATTTCTTTCACTTCCTCTAGTTTCATAGGTTTTAAAGAATCTCGTATATTAAAGGACGAGCAATCTTCAATCATTTTAATTTCCATTATATTAGATGTTAGAACTTTTTTTAGGTGTTTTTAGATTCTCTTTAAGAGATGCATTCATACACTGTTTAGTATATTGAATTGCATCTGATGATCCCCTTAGACCAATATCTACATTAGGCACTGTTCCTGGCATTACGAAAGACATCTTATCAGCGTCTGCAAAAATGTCAACGAAAGATTCGTGTTTAATCCCTCTAATCATAATACTATTTTTAGAATGAAGATTGAAAATTCCATCTAATGCAACAGATGATCTACCAGAATAAAAAATAATTTTCATATTATGATTAGTATTATATGGACCTTCAATATTCCATTTCATATATTCAAGATTAATGTATAATTCACCATCAGATAAATCTTGAATAACAGATAATCTAGATCCATCAGTCCACGTAGTTTGCATAATACATGCTGGATTTAGTTTATCATTTCCTCCATGACCCATTACAGACCATTGCCCTGAACCATTTCGATAGAATATATTTTCAGCTGCATTAAGAGGTAGAATGTACATCATTGTGATGGCCATGAATGTAGCGAATAGTTTTTTCATAATTTATTCCTTTACGATTGGATCTACTTTATCTAAAACTTTAGCAGCAATAACTTGTAATTCACTAATATTACCACTTAGATTATTGAAGATATCTACTAATGCTTCTTTAGTTAAATCATATTTGTCTTGCACTGACAAATGAGTATGAGAAACATCTTTAACAGCTTGTATAATAGATTGTTTAATGCCAAATGCTGCTAATGCACTTACTGTTTGTTGATCTGCTGAAAAAGTAATATTACAAGATCCATCATCTAAATCTTCGATTTTATCAATTTTAATTTCCATAGTTATTCTCCTTATTCACAATCTTTTGGAATCCAATATTTTTCAGGATCATATTCATAATTAAAATCATTTAAACAGTATGGAATATTTGCATTAATTACATATTCGTTATACTTAATTTTTTCCATAGTAGAATTAGTTTTTAATATACTATACATATTTTTAGCAGGTTCTAATTTTAATTCATTAACACAAATATCCAAAGTTTTTTTGATTGTTAAAGTACTATCAATTATATCATCCACAAAAATAACTGGACTGTTCATGATTTTACCATCTATCAAATTAAATATACCATTGTTACTTCTTTGTTTTCTAATGGTAAACCCATTGATAGACATCTTACCACGAGCAGCGTATTGTTGCAAGCCAATAATCAATGGAATAGAGGATGTTTCCATACCCACAAATTGAAATGAAGAATATTCCTCTTTATTTTCTATTTTTTTAATGATATCATCAAAAAATAATGCAGATATACAATATAACATCTTAGAATCATACATTAAGTTTTTTAAATAAAATTTATAAGACAATCCTTTGTTCTTATGAAGAATACCTTTATCTTCATAAGCAGAATATCTTTCATTTGGATTACATCTGAAAATACAATTTTTATCAATATATTCATGAACAAGGTTCAATAAATATTTACGATCATCATCAGTTAATATCATATTATTCTCCACTTATAATTTTATATATATCTTGTAGATTAGGATATATATTTAAAGGAGAATTTTGTTCTAAGAGATTAGCTATTTCCATTAATCTAAGATTATATAAAATTTCTTCATCTACTTCAATTTTATCAAAAGTTTGATAATTGAATAATTCTCCAGTATCTAATCCTGAAGGTCTATTTATTATAGAGAACAAATAAATTAAATTTTCAGTTTTCTCTCCTACTAATTTTTTAATATTATCTCTATCTTGAGTTATGCCATTTTTGAAAATATTAGTTCCATATATAGAGTGTAAACCACCAGCTAAACATACATCATGATTGATATTAAATTTCTTTAATATTTTATATGTATTTAAAAGATGAACGCCCAAAGTTCTTCCTGTATGTTCTGGAATAAATGCTCCATACTCTGATAAAACAGACAATAAAAATTGTGTATTCATGGCATAGCCTTATAAACTAATATTTTTCTAGCTTGAGGACATAGATGGGATACTGATCTAGCAGCATGCCAAATATTACCTGGAAAAATAACTAATCTACCATATTTTGGTAACACTGCTTTTATAATTTCATTATTATACATAAAGACAGTTTCGCCTGCATAATCAGGATTCCAATCTTTATTTAAATAAATTAAATATGTTAAATTTTCAGGTACAGGAGAATCTAAATGAAAAGATCCTTCTGTACCATATGTATATGCATTTGAATATACTCTAATAAGTCTTAAATTTTTTTTGTTTATCCTTGACCAAATATTCCATAAAAGTTCAGGAATTTCATTTTGTTTTAATTCATCAAATTCATGTTTTTTATCTTTGTCACCAAAATTACAATTCCAATGTCTATATTCTTTATCTTCATGTGATTTCCAACCAAATGTATATCCTTTATCATCAATTAATTTATTAATTTGTTCTAATTCATTTGGTGTAATCATTCCATCATAAACATTAATATTATTTGTCATAACTAATTTCATTCCTAACTTTATTATATTTTCTGGAAGCATATAAAAGTTCAGAATTTAATAATTCTGGCCAAAAATCTCGTGAATATGCATATCTAGTAGGATAACAAAATTTTTCTATTTCTTCAATCATAGTTGTTATAGATATAGTCGGATTATCCTTGATATAATCATTAATATATGTTGTCAATTCATCAATTTCTTTATTTTCCATATACATATAATCCCATAATAAAAATTAAAAATATAAATTCAGGAATATAATTAAAATAATTATATTTTTCATATACTTTATATTTTAATATTTCCCATATATCAATCATATTATTACCTATTATCTATATTCAATAAAGCTATCAAATATATAATTACTGTTATAATTATAATTATATAATATTGATGCAATCACTTTGCTTCTGTCAATAGTTGTTTAGTATCTTTTTCTTCTGATTCAATTTTGACACATTTACATTTTTCTTTTTGTGGAGCATTTACAGAACCACATCTTGGACATTCCCATCCAATAAATTCTTTTTTATCTGACATTTTATCTCCTATTTGTTATGGCAAGGGTGGTAGGAATCGAACCCACAACTTCTGATTTGGAGGCAGACGTGATACCATTTCACCACACCGATATTTTCTATTTATTCATTTTTCTCACCAATTAATTGAAGTAGATTAATGAAAATATTAATGAAGTTCATATAAAGATTTAGAGCACCAAGAACACCAATCTTTGCTCTTTCTTCTTCATCTGTAATATTATAGCTATCCTTAATTTGTTGTGTTTCATATGCAGTTAAACCAGTAAATACTAATACTGATACACATGATACAATGAATGCTAACATAGAACTTTGTAGGAATAGATTGACTAGACCAGCAATGATAACACCAATAAGACCCATCATCAAGAACGAACCAAATCCTGATAAATCACGATTAGTTGTATATCCATATAGTGTCATAGTACCAAACATAGCTGCTGTAATGAAGAATGCTTGAAATACACTACCGAGTTTAAATACTATAAAGAAGATAGATATACTTACTCCCATAACACCTGCAAATAGATATAGGAATAGTCTTAGTGATGAGCTAGATAGTTTATCTACAAAAAATAATAATCCAATAGATAAAACTAATGGAGATAGTAAAGCAATCCATTTTAGATGTGTTTTCCAGATTAATGATGCAGCTTCTGGTGAGGCTGCAATACCGAAAGCTACTAATCCAGAAATTAGAAGAGCAAAACACATATTATTATATACACTGATCATGAAGTTTTTTAAACCTTGATCAATATATTGCTCTCTTGAAGTTGTAGTAGAAACATTATACATTTTTGATCTCCTTTAAAATTCTATTTGAGTTATACAGTTTCCCACCGTTCTACTTCAATCATTTTTTTCTTTTTTTCAACTCTATGTAAAGTATCAGGAGTTGAATCAAATCCATAATCATCAGACCATATAACGATTTCTGATATCCAAAAACCATGGAGTTCTGGATTATTAGGAAAAAATTCGTTATTAATTTCATAAATTAATTGTGTATAAAAAGTAGATCCTCTCCTATGGTCTTTTTCTGCCATCTCATAATAATCATCTACAATTGAATTCCAAAGATCAGGATAATCTTTTTTTGTAATTGTTTTAATCATTTTTTTCACCTTTTGTCCTTGTGATTCCCCAACGGTCAATTTTATAACCAAGGGATTCCATATGTTTTCTCATTTCATAAATTTCATCAGATGGTGATTCTCTATCATAAGGATCAACTTGCCAATGGTCCCAAGCATAGATCATATCTTTGATTAGATCCCTTAGTGTTTCAATTTCTTTAACTGCTTCCATTGCTTCATCAACAGTGACAAAAGCAATATAATCTTCTGATTTTCTGGTACCCATACCAGCGATATATTTAGATAATTTGTCTACAATATCGGTCATTTTGTATTAATCCACCAATTATAAAGTTGAGAAGAACATTTAGGACAAATATCTTTATGCTTATTTGCGTATTCATCACCATTTCGTGGAGTAATATTATTTGAACTATTATATGTATGATGTTGGATTATTGCCCATTCATATTTCATGTGTGGTTGAGTGATGTCTTCTTTCTTTCCACACCGATCACATTCCATGGTTAGTGTATGATAACTGGTCATATCAAAAGTCCACTATTTTTAGTGTTGCACCTTTGGGAATAGGAATTCTTCCTACTTCTACATCTATCGCATCTTGGCCAGTATATATGGCATAGAGGTTGTTGTCAACCCAAACTTCTGTTACAGGTTCAGGAAGTTTGGCTGGTTTGATAGGAATTGAGTATTTTTGAAATGTTTCAGATTGGGATGAAAGAAGTTTGGAAAGATATATATTAGTCTTCGTCAGTTGTTCGATTATGTCTTGTTTACGTTTTAGACAATCAGAACATAAAACTTTTTTGTCTTCATCACCAGTATAATATACTATCTTACAATCACATTCTATACAGTGTAGATAGTCAGCGTATGCCATATTTTATTTTCCATCTTTTGGGACCGTAAATTTTATTTCTAAGTAAGTTTTAGGAATATAGATATCTACAATTAGTTTACCTTGATCTATAGTCTCTTGTGTATTATTGGTTTCATCACACACAATCACAAAATTAGTGTTTGACATATTTTTCATCTTACTTGAATGATTTTATATCCAGCAGATTCTAATTTTTGAATTACTTGTCTTGTTTCATCGGATAAATATGAAGTATGCTTCAGCCTCATCACATTACCATTCATAGTGGTAATAAGAATTTTTCTCAATACTTCAAATTCAGGTTTATTTTTAAGTTCTTCAATTTGTTCTTTGTTCATTAGTTTGCCTTATTTTTTTTGAGTATGATCTATATATTTCTGCCCATTCTAATTTTCCTACATCATAATATTTTTGTGCCCATTTCATGGCACATTTAGAACAAATTAAAGGCCCTCCACAGTTTTCTCCAGATTTTAACATATCTATTTAATAACCTCCGCATAAACGATAGGAATAATCTTGGCATATTTCCATTTGTAACCATTATATGGTTCCATGAAAAGAATTATTGCTCTAGTAGAATCATAACCAAGTTCAAAGTTATCATCATGTTCATAACATAACCAAGCCAGTTTCATCACACTTTATCCTTCACATATCTACCACGTTGACCAATTTCTGCCATAGAATGGTTAGCAATATCCTTTCTGATTTTTTCAACATCAAACTTTTTCAGATCAAGTTTATAAGCAAATTGTCCACCAAAGTATACACAATAATGATAATTGTAATCACAACCAATAACAATTGTATATGCAGTTGTCATTGCTTGACCACCAACACCACCAAATCCTAGAGCAGTTGATCCCCACAATTGAGGAAACATTGCTTCTACATGCAATTCATAGTAAAATGGTCTGCGTGTATATTCTTCATATGCAGTCTTGCACCACTCTTGATATTCGTCATAGTTTGAACGATTACCAGCAAATGGTTTACTGTTTGGTTTACGTTTTTTATCCGTTACTTCTGGCATATCCACATATTGTGCTGATGCTAATGCCAAACGAAGACTTTCAAGAGGAGTATCTGTGCTCATTATTTAATTATCCCATGCTGCGTTATAGTAACCTTCTTTCCATGCTTCCCACTGATGGTCTTCATCTACACCATTATATGGATTATCTTCTGTCTTTTTACCATTATAGAAAGCATTTTTACCTTCTTCATAGGCAAGATCAACTTTTTCTTGTAGTGTCATAGTAGCTGTTCCATATATCAATATCATTGGTGCGATTCAGTTTATGATCATCACTCCATTTACCAATATCAGCAGTATTTACATAACATACTTTACCGATAAAGTTTAGATTGTCCATCATAAACTTATATTCATTTGGTCCATAATCTTCAAAGTCAAGAATATGAACCTCAAACTTGTGTATTTTCATGATCACTTTTTTCCTAGTTGAATCACATTATTCTCGACAGTCTTTACTACCATATCAGGTTTCTTTTGATTATCAAGAGCATTCTGGTACTTAACATCATTTGATTCTACCCACCACTTTTTTTCTTCCGACCATTCACAATCATATTTTTTTGCCATGTATAATTGTAGATACTTAGATGGGTGATGAATATAGTGATACATTTCTTTTTCACATAATTTCCACATACGAGCATTAATCATCCAACGGTGGTTTTTAAAGCGTTCCACATCTTTTGTATCGTAGGAAAATATACGTTTTGACTCATCTTCTTTACTCACAAAGAAGTGTATGTGGCATTGTTCTGTGACTTTTTCTTTGGTGTCAACATAGTAACTAATAGTGGAATATCCGAGATAGTGATTCTTATCCAGACGTACACCCATAAATCTTTCAGCAGTTTTTTCTTCTTGTCTGTTTTTCCACCAAGACCAGATTCGATTGAACATTTTGATCATATCATGTATTCCTGTTTCACCTCTTCACACAAATAACGAAGATGCTGTTCTGTTATTTCAACAACTGTTTCTGGTTGTGTTGCTAGTTCATCATAATCATCAGGATGAACTCTAACATTATTATGACAAGTAATAAAACATTGAAGTCTAACAGGAATAGGAAGAGCAGGAAGTAAATATCGTTCTACTGCCATCTTTAGAACTTGTTTATCCATAGCAAATTCTTGTGTTGTCCATTGAACAATGTAATTTTCATAGACAAAATCAGAAAACAAATCACCATCACAAAAACCATATTTTTCGAGAAGGGATTTTGAACTCAATATATATTTGTTGGTCATAGCAAACCGTCTTCTTTCAAGATTTTGATTATTCGTTCTGCTTTTCTCATAGAATTGTGTGATGGACCACCCATGTATACCGATGGATAATCAATTGCAGATGCTATTGTACGACAAATTATCTCATCTGTCAAGTATCCATTGCCACCACAGGAGTTGCAGATAGGACCACCCCTTTCTTTGGTAAATACAACTTCACCTGTTCCATTACATTCTTTACATGGTGGTCTGGTAACTGTAGGCTTCATATCGGTCATGGATTTAGAGCCAAACCAATTATGGAATTGTTCATTAGCCTTTTTTGCCATATACTTTGAATATGCAGGAGGGTTTCCCATTATAATCAATTCTTGTTCTAATAACTCATTTAGTTTTTCATTATTAGTCGTCATCTTCATCCTCCGGTTCTTCAAGTAATCTGTGGAATTGGGCTACATCTTTATCAACTTCGATCCATTTTTTCGGACCCATTCTCATCAAAACACATGCCCAGATTTTCTGACAGTTTGGACATTGAAAAACATATCCAGGCGATAAAGCTTCACGATCCACTTCTGTTTCACACCCACAAGTACATGCCCAGACGTGTTTCATTTACTTTTCCTCCAAATACTTATCGAAGGCAGCAACTATAACATTTTCATAACCAATAGAAGCCATAATACCTAATGCTGCTTGTGCTTCTAA